AGATGTCGAAAGTTTGCGGATCCTGCGCATGCTGTTGGATACTCCTTCACAATGAGCTTGCCTTTTGCTCGTTCCTTGACTTTCCCTACCAACTTGTAGTAGATAGCTTGAGGTAGATCTTTGAGATCATCGAGTGTGACACCGAGAAGATTGGCATCGATACGCTCGGCGATTCTTTCTTCTGCCATTTCCAAAGTGATATACAAAACATTCTGACCTGACATCAGGTTTTGGGCCGCATTGTGACACATGAACAAAGACTTACCAACACCAGTACCAGCAAGAGCAATGTTCAGAGTTTTACGAGGCATACCACCTTGAGTAATCTTGTTAAAGAAGTCAAGATCGAAACCAATACGAACTTCTTTCCGATGATAGAACTCATAGCGTTCTGCTGCATCATTTAGAAAGTCATGACCGATATGGCTATCAAAAGAAACACCGAGTGCATCAGTCAAGATCTGAGGAATGGATCCAACAGATATGCTATCTTTCTTACTATCATCGACGATCTGAATCGATTGCATCAAAGCATTATACAATGCCTTGTCTTTACAAAACTTCTCGGTATTATCTACGAGCCATGCCACATCGCGATCTTCAGACTTATCAAGGCCAGAGACAACTTCTTTTGCAGTCTTGAACTGATCATCAGACAGACCACCAACATCGTTCAGATCGATCTCGACAGCAGATTTTGTAGGAAAGTTGTTATACTTTCCCACATAGTCATGAATGATAGAGAAGATCTTACGATCTACGGTGTCAGTAAAGTATTCTTCCTTGAGGAATGGAATAACTTTCCGACCATACTCCTCGTTTTCAATGAGGTTTCCAAATATGATGTGTTCAATTCTCATTCATCCTCCATCTCATAGACATCTGCCACTTCGTCTTCACCTTGCATAATGGCACCATTGGCTGCAGCATACTTCTTTTCAATAAACTCATTGAACTTCGGACACTGAAGAATTGGATGCCAAAAGCTAAAATCATACGTATCAGCCATACGATAATTCTTGTCAAAGATTTCACCTGTCTCCATGTCGACACACTGAAACCAACCAACCTTTGGCTTGATGACATGGCCAGACTCAAGAGCCATATCCATCAGACCAGACCATTTGCTAATGCCTTTATCCCATGATACTTCGATAGGAATCTTGCTCTTTTCTTTGACAAACCGAGACTTTTCGACGTTGATGATAAAGTTATAACCAGTCACGTCCTTACCGTCTTTTTCTTGCTGACGACCGAGAATGAAGATGTTATCGGCCGAGTAGTAGATACCTGTACCACCAGAAACGACTGCCTTCGAGTACATCTCTTGAGTCTGATATGTGTGATTGACCACAATCAAAGGAATATCCTTTAGATTGAGGTGAGGTGTGACCATACGGAAGAGAGACTTGAGTTGTTTTGCTCGAGTCATATCTGCCGCAGAGTTTTGCTTGAGTGCATCTTCGACTTCTTTCTTCGAAGCGAGGTTGCCGACTGAATCGATCACGATGATGACATGATCACCGCGCTTGATCTCTTCGAACTGATGCATAATATCAAACTTCAACTGTTCGACATCGGTGATGGGAGTATGGAGAACTCGAGATGTGTCGATACCGAACGAGTCGAAGTAAGATTGAGGAGTACCAAACTCTGAGTCATAGAAAAGCATGACTGCGTCTGAGTACTTGTCCATGTATGCCTTCGCCATCAGAAGGCTGAACGAGGTTTTAAAGTGCTTCGATGGACCTGCCCAAATGGTCAGACCGGGAACGAATCCACCGTTGATCTTACCACTCAAGGCAATATTGATTGCAGGAATAGTCGTTGCAATCATATCCTTGGCATTAAAGAACTTGGAATCTGACAAGATATCCGAATCTTTGATTGTGGTATTCTTACGCAATTTATTTAATAGGTCTGACATAACTTCTCCTTGTCTGATTGTCCCAGTATATACGATATATCTTTATTTGTACACAAGTATTTTTATTAACTCGCAAGTATCTTATTCAGTTTAGAAATAAATAAATCGATCTTCTCGCCACGATTAGGCCAGTTAATGATCGGGTTTTTATCCGCATCTTTCTTTAAGTTTGTAAGTAAAGGCATGATGGCATCGTACATGTGCCTTGCCTTATCAGTACCTTCTTGTTTGATTTCTTCTTCAGAAGAAGTTGTGAAACCAAAATCAAAGTCTAAATCGATATCTAAGTTTGCCATTAGTTGAACCAATCCTCGAGTGTTGCTCTTTTTTCTGCTTGCCAGCCCATTGTATTTGTGATCGACTCGATAGGGCTAAGATAGCCTTTCTCGAACTGCACCGCATAGTCGATATAAGTTTCCATCTTTAATTCTTTTGGTAGACCATTTGGGCATGCGATCACATAGTCTTGTGTCGGGTTCGGGTTCCGAAGATACGCGAACTTAATCTTTTCACCGCTGGTAATCAACTGATATTTATTTGTCAGTTTCTTCTTCTTCAACATTTCGTTGAAGACAACTGAACCGCGAACATGAATAGGTGTCTGACTCTGGAATCTTCCACCTACCCAATATTTCTCGATGTCTTTGACACCACGAGTGAAGGCTACATCATCAAATCCAAGCGAGGAAAACTCTGACTTGAAATTGGCCACATATTTCTGAAGATCTGTTTCAGATCCGCCCATGATAATCTCGAGAGACTTCTTAATGGCATCACGACATGCAGTCGGAGTCGAGGATCGAACTGCTTCGATGCCTGTCATCTTCAACTTCGGCTTCTCATACTCAACGCCTTCAGAGTTCCACACATTCAAGATGTACATCTTCTTGGCTTTCCAGATACCCTTATCGGCGATGTTCTCTCGCTTCATTTGCATCTTCTGATCGTATGCACGCATATATTCGGCAAGCTCTTGATAAGAACGATCGATGAATGGTTCGATACGTTCCTTACAGATCTTGTCGATATACTGAATCACCTTCTTGGTTTCAGGGATATCATCACCGAATACATTCTTGACGAGATATTCGAGAGTCACATACACTGAATCGGTATCGGAAGCCAATACATAGTCAAAGTTTTCCGTCTTCAACAGTTTGTTGAGATAGTCATTCAACTTGTTCTCTATCCAACGAATGCTTAGCTGACCAGAGGTGGTAATGGCTTCGGCATTGTTGACGTCAAACCAACGGAACCACTTGTTGCCGAGAGCACCATAAGCCGAGTTTAACTGAATCTTCTTGGCCATCTGCATGTTATCGAGACGTGCAATTTCTTTGATAAGATGAGGTTCTTTCGTCTTCTCGTATTCTTTCTTGCACTTGATCATCTGCTTCTTATATCGAGTACGATCATCATACATGCGATCCATAATCGATGGCAAGAAGCCACGCTTGGACTTATCATAAATACAAAGGTTGGCAGCGATAGTACAGTTCGTTTTATCAAGATAGTCACCGAACTGACTAGCGCCACCAACAAGTAGGTCGTCGATCGACACCTTATCTTTCAAGCGTGTAACAAGAGTCTCGGGCGAGATGTTGTACTGCATGATAAGGTGAGGATAAAGGGAGTTTAGATCGAACGACACAACCCATTTACTCATGCCGACCTTCGGATCTTTGACATATCCGCCTACGAAGGCTCGGTCGGGTTTATTCTTATCGTTAAGAGGAACCACGATGTTTCGATCGAGAAGATAGTTGTGAGTGATCACGTCCCATTGCTTCACGGTTGCCATGGTATCTTCATAGTTTACTTTGGCGTCATAAGCCAAAGCATAGACCAATTCGATCAACTTTAGCTTATCTTCAAGCCTCTCAACGATTTCAACATCTCGAACGTTGTATTCGATATAGAGTTGAAAGTTTCTGAGACGAAGGTCATCAAGATCGGTGTATCCTTCGTCTCGATAGTCAATCTTACCTTCGCCTAACTCGACTTGAGCGATGTAGTCAAGTCGGTAAGATTCCTGCTCTGTGTACGTAAACTTCCTGTAGAGTTTGATGTAATCAAGGACGGCGATGCCGATAGGGGCATAGCAAACACAGTCTCGTCCACGGCTGTTAACTTTGTATTCACGAAGTATTTTCCAGGGAGAGAGGCGTTCAGCGTGATCAGATCCAAGAACTTTTCGAATCCTGTTGACAAGATATGGGATATCGAAGAACTCGATGTTCCAGCCTGTGACAACGTCAGGCGAATAGAGTGATCCGTTCCAGACTTCGAGAAAGGCGAGTAAGAGTGCAGATTCGTCTGCGCATTTGTAATATTGTACATTGTCTTGATGCTCCTGATATTCACCGCAACCAAACGTAGTCTTTCTACCATTGCGGCCGATGGTAATCGCTGTGATTTCATTGTCTGCTTTCTCGATATCAGGAAAACCGCCTTCGATGCTGGTCTCGATATCGATCGAACAAACTGAAACGAGGGCGGGATCATACTTGATCTCACCCTTATACTTGTCATAAATATACATGTAAGGCCAATCAGAGAGGCCATAGATGTTCATGCCCGCTACGTTCTCGTAACTTTGCAGAAACTCTCGCGTCTCAGACATGGAATCGAATTGCATCTTACCTACATATTCACCTTTCAGGTTCTTATGCTCGGTTTGTGCACTTGCTTGAACGAATAAATAAGGTTTGTATTTCACAGAAAACTTGACAGGTTTGCCGTCAGATATTCCGCGAACTAGAATTTGATTTCGATGACGAGTAACATTGGTATAAAAATTCATTGGATCTCCAGTATCTGGCCGCATTATTAGTTATACTCTAAAACCCAAATAAAGTACATAGCAAAAGGCGATAATAAATGAAATTAACTGAACATTTTTCTTTGGCAGAGATGATTGTTTCTCCTACTGCAAAAAGACTCGGACTTAGTAACACTCCAACTCCAGAACATATCGAGAATATGCGTTACTGCTGCGAAAAGATTCTCGAACCAGTTCGTAACCACTTTGGCAAACCAGTTCAAATCAACTCGTCTTATCGTGCACCGTTGGTAAACAAGGCAGTTGGCGGATCGAAGACATCACAGCACGTCAATGGCCAAGCGATCGACTTCGAAATTCCTGGTATTGACAACAAAACTGTTGCCGATTGGATCGGTGACAATCTCGAGTTTGACCAAATCATTCTCGAGTTTTACACCAAGGGTGATAAGAATTCTGGTTGGGTTCATGCTTCGATTAAGAAGACTGGCGGTAATCGTAAGATGCGTATGATTGCTTCGAAGTCGAAGGCAGGCGGTACCGTCTATACACAGGTAGCTGACTTTGATCCATCGACGACAAAGGCAGCTGGGGCTCCTTCAATCGCCACAGCGCCAAAGCAAGCGCCTCCTCAGTCGTCTCCGGCGGCTCCTTCAAAAGTATCTGGTCTTGGTCCATTAGCTGCTCTTCAAACTAAATGCGGCATTACTGCCGACGGTAAATGGGGACCAGGAACTTATGTGACCGCCAGAGATTATTTCAAACTATCGAATTCTCAGGCAGCTCACTTCTTCGGTCAGTGTGCTCACGAGTCAGGTGGGTTTAAGGTATTCTCTGAGAACCTGAACTACTCAGATAAGGGACTCAACGGAACCTTCCGAAAGTATTTTCCGACGGTCGCTTCGGCTGCAGGTTATGCTCGGAAGCCAGAGAAGATTGCAAACAAAGTGTATGCTAATCGGATGGGGAACGGTTCAGAAGCCTCTGGAGATGGTTGGAAGTGGCGCGGTCGTGGTCCAATCCAACTGACCGGGAAAGACAACTATACAGCTTTTGCCGCTGACGTAAAACGACCTGACGTCTTAACGAATCCAGATCTTGTGGTTGGTGAGTTGGCTTTTGAGTCTGCATTATGGTTCTTCCGTAAAAATGGATTGCTTGCAATTGCAGAAAAAGGCGTAACCGATGCCATCATCACTCAAATCTCGAAGCGAGTGAATGGCGGTACACACGGTCTTGATGATCGTTTAAAGAAAACAAAACAATACGCCAATTGGGGATAAGTTGAAGGGGAGCTTTCGCTCCCCTTCTTTTTACTTAGTCTTACCTTCTGCCAAGAATTCGGCAGCTTGTGACGGATACTCTTCGTCAGGATCCTGAATGTGGATCTTCTTTGGCTTCTTATGCTCAGGAATAATAGCTTCCAAAGCAATCTTCAGAATACCATTCAGAAGAGAAGCTCCGCGAATCTCTACATTATCTGCAAGATTGAACGTGCGAGTAAATGGGCGATTCGCAAGTCCTTGATATAAGAATGCCGGCCAAGTCCACTCGCCTTTCGAATCCTGCTCTGCAGGTTCGCCAGACTGAACATTGCCTTTGATGATTAGCTTATCTTCAGCAAGTTCTATCTCAAGATCTTGTTTACCGAAACCAGCAACAGCCATCTCGATAAGATACTTGTTCTCATCAATCTTCTTGATATTGTATGGGGGATAGTTTTGAGCTGCCTTTACAGTCTGCTCTGCAGCTTCTGACATTCTCTTTACGATTGGATCGAACCCTACAAAAAAGCGATCGAAATCCTTAATATTATTAAACATACTCATTCTCCTATTAAGCGAGTTTAGTTGTTGTCACCCAGTAGGCGTGACGGTTTTATTTATCAGATAAAGTTGAATACCTGCTTCTTGAAGCATCATTTTTGTGATATCCCAGTGAAAATGTTCAACATCTTCTGCTGGTTCATACGATACTACCTTCGTAATTCCTTTCTGAATGATGCTCTTCGCGCATTCGCTACAAGGCAAAAGAGGACTATAAAGCGTACAACCTTCGACAGACAGCGGAGCATTGTCGAGTGCATTCCGTTCGGCATGAGCTACGAACAAATGCTTCGTCGGTCTATCGTTGTATCTCTCTGCGAGATCTTTCACACCACGAGGAAAGCCATTAAAACCAAGAGAGACGATACGATTGTGCTTATCTACAATGACGCAGCCTACTTGTGTTCGAGGATCCTTTGACCATGTCGCGACATGATCAGCGAGATCGAGGAATCGTGCTGCCCATTTGCTCACTTCTTTTTCTCCGATTTAACAATACGTTCACGCAAACCAGATGAACTGTAGTTGTGCTTGCGACTGCAGTAGTGAATCGGAATGTATAAATCGGATCCTGTAAAATCTGTTCGACCAGAGTAATCAGATCCAAGAAATCGAACATCCCAATCATAACCTGACAATAGGTTGAGTAGATCTTCTTCTGTATCATATGGAATGATCTGATCCACATATTTGCAGGCATTAACCTGAATAAACCGCTCGGACAACGCCTGAACTGGCTTGTTTTTCTCAGGTCGATCGATTGTAGGATCTGATTGTAGAGCCACGACCAAACGATCACAGTTTTCCTTTGCTTCAGTCAACATCAAGATATGACCTGCATGAAACAAATCAAAACAACTTGCTACGATGCCTACGCGTTCAGTCATTCAAACAAAACTCCAATTACAGTTATCATAGCAAGCAAAAGAATAATACCAAGACAACCTGATCCAGTTAGTCCATCCCACATTGCGCGTTGACGAGGATGATTAGTCATAATCGACGCCTTCATCTTGTTTGCGACCCATGTAGTGATCATCACTTACGCAATGAAACTGTGCCTGAAGTCCACTATTAATAATCGTGCGAGTCACTTCACCTGCAAACTGAGCACACTGTTCCTGGCCATCAGTCTCATAGACATCCTTGGCAATGAACTCACCTTCTGCAGTAAACAGATAAACAATTAACCAAAAACTCATTTCACTTCAACCTTGACAAGATTAGAAGGAGCAACGCAATAAGAGCCTGCATCGGTATCGACCTTAATTAGGCCTCCATCGTAGCAAGCCTTAATAGTTGCTTTATTCAGTGCGCGTTCTTCGTTTTCATTAATGATAGCCGATCCAAGAAACCAGCCAGTCAATAAAACCAGTAAACCCACCATTGTAGTAAAACTAAATACACGATCAAAAATTGTTTCCATAATATTCTTCATATCAATTCCTTTTTATATTGAACCCATTTTGCAAACAGCCCGACTTCGCGGCCATATGCTTCGATCTCCCAAGGAGAGTCAAAGTAATCATCTTCTTTACGTTTTGCTTTCCAAACTTCTCCCATCCACTTGCTGTAGATTTTGAGGCCTCCACGCGCAGCTACTGCATGACCAGTCTGAAGTTCGTTCTTGGCATGCTGCTTGACATGGACCATTTCGTGGCCGAGAGTTTTGATCATTGTACCAATGTCTTGGTCACCCTTCAAGCCAATGGTGAACCACCGAGGATTGCGAAAACCGTCTTCATCGACACATTCGCCTTCAACATCAAGGTTGTTATAAACTTCGATGTCGAGGGTAAGGTTGCGGACCATGCGAGGATCCATCAACTGATCGGCAAAAAACTCTGCGGCTTCCTTCAGGAGGGCTTTTTCTTTACGCTTGCCAATCATGCCGGTAATCGTGATATTCATGTTTTCGTCCTTCATCATTATAGGTTCATCCTATCATGAAAATGGATTAATGTACATGTTTATTTTGATGTCGCGCGATAAATTCCGTCCCAATCAAGGAGTTTTTTGGACTGAAGATTTTGGATGCGCTGTTCCATCATCTCGTAGTATGCATTCAGCTCTTCGTTCCAGCAACGCTTCAGATCTTTTATCAGATTAAGAGCTGCATCCCAATTACCTTGACGATAGAAGTCGAGGAACTTTTTATGTAGAAGTTCTCCTGCGCCATCAGCAACATCAAAAATAGTATAGATGCGAGCAGGTTCTGTCTTACCTTTTACGGCAATGAGATCAAGTTCAACTACTTGGTATACATCCCTAACCAATTCGGCAGTTTGTGGCCCGACGACAAGTTTGACCCCATAAGGCTTGGATTGACCTTCCAAACGAGCAGCCAAATTAACGCCATCACCCAGGCAAGTATAGTCAAAACGCTGAGTACTGCCCATATTGCCAACAACCACAGTGGCAGTGTTAATACCAAGACCCATCCCAAAAGCGGGTATGCCTTCTCTTTCAACTTCTTCATTAAATATCTCCAGGTCTTTTAGCATCTGAAAGGATGTTCTCACTGCATCTAATGCATGCTGTTTGTTATCGAGTGGCGCATTCCAGAATGCCATCTGTGCATCACCAATATACTTATCTAACGTCCCATTGTTTTCAAGAATTGCTCTTGTCATGACTGTCATATAACGATTCATGATTGATGTGAGGCCTTGGACATCTTCTCCGTAGTGTTCAGAAATTGTAGTAAAGCCTCGAACGTCAGTGAACATAATCGAAAGCTCTCTTGATTCTCCGCCGAGTTTCAAGA